AGATAAAATATTTTTTAACTCTTGACCATATTCAACGTCAGGAGCTTGAAACATAGCTTGTATTTCTGTAGGACTTAAACCCCCAATAAAAGTTTTAAATTTTTCTGAATCAATTTTGTTTATATTGCCTCTACTATCTCGATACTGATTAGGACCTAATACCGAGCTTGCAGCCTCAGCCTGCTCGCCAGTCATCACGTCTGCAAGCCCAGGCAAACCTGGGGCGTCAACAGCTGCTCTTTCTGGAACGGTTGATCCAGTTACTAAATCAATTGCTGAGTTTGCTTCTGCTTCAGACATACCAAAGCTAACGCCTAATCCTCTAACTAGGTTAGCTCTATCTAAAACTCCGCCAGCGTTTGTTATATAGTCTCTAACGCTTTTAGGAACAACGCTAATATCTTCCATTCTAGGAAGTTCTGGCTCTGCTGATGCTTCAAAAGATAAATTTCCAAGTGGAGTAGATATGCTTTCAGCAATAATATCTGCTCTTTGAGCTGGAGTAACAACTGGAGAACCTGTAAAAGATTCGCCTAAAGATACTGCTGGATTTAAACTTCCGCCTTCTTCTCTAGCTATCTGCTCAATAATCCCAAGATTGGCTGCTGGGTAAACTTCTTGTATTTCTAAAGGGCTGTAACCTTGTTGTACGTAATAGCGTATAAGCTCAGAATTAACTGGCTCTATTTGAATCAGTTTGTCTGAAGGTCCGCCTGCTTGAAACATTCTCCTTTGAAGTACATTCATATTATTCCTTTAAGCGTAAGTTCCTCTATATGCTTGAGGCGCTCCGTATATTCCTTGTTGAGGCATTTGCGGGGCGACTGGAGCGGGAGGAGGTGGCATGTATGCGCCTATTCCTTGTTGTTGAGGAACTTGATATGGTTGAGCCATATTAAAAAACTGCGGCTGTTGAGTCTGCTGATATTGAGGTTGATAACTAGTATTAGTCATTCCTCCACTTGATTGTTGAGTTTGTGGAGTTGGAGTGTATATGGGTTGCTGTTGCTTAGGAGCCAAAGAAGCATATGTGCCAAGAGCTGTTGTTAAAGCACTTGCATATGGATCTACAGGCTCTGTATATTTTTTTCCAATTTGAGTTTTGCTCGCTACATATTGAGGTGCAAACCCTTGAATAAATTTAGTTGCTTGCAACGGAGCCATTCTTTGTTCTTGTTGTTGAGCATATTCTCTTGCAAGTCTTTGCTCTTCAATACCTCTTTCTGTTGCGCCAAGACCTGTTAGCTGAGCTATATCTTCTGCTCTTAGTCTTTGCTCTGTTGCGCCAAGGCCAGCAATATCAGAACCAAATAATCTTTGAGCTCCAGCAAGTTGCCCGCCAAATCCAGCTTCTAGTTGAGCGCCAGATCTTGCGCCAGACCTCAAATTTTCTAATTCTCTTAAGGCTCTTTCTTGAGCAGTTTCAAAACCACCTGATCTAATTCTGCTTAAAACGTCGCCTAAACCTCTGCCTAAAGATTCTTGTCTTTCTTGCGCTGTTAATCTAGCTCTTGAGCCAAATGCTGATTCTCCGCCTCTAGCAATATCTGCTGCTCTTTGTTGAATGTCTTGCATTTCAGCAGCTTTTAGAGTGTCTTCAATTGTTTGCTGAACAACTTGTTGCTCAAAAGGATTGTAGAACTGGCCTGCCATTCTTGGATCGTAGCCTTGTAAAGACATGCCAAGAAGTTGTCTGGCTGATGGTCCGCCAAAACCTAAACTTGATTGTAAAGAGCCAAGACCTGAGCCGTAAGCTTGTTCTGCTTGTCTTAGAAAAGGTTGGTAAGAACCTATTCCAGCTCTGGCAATATCTCTAGCCTCTCTTTCAAGACCAGTTAGTCCAGCTGTTCTTTGTAAAATAGCTGGCTGATCTAAATAAGATTTTTGCGCTGCTTGAGTTGCTTGCGCTATTAAACCTGGAGTATCAGTAGAACCAAAATACAGCTCTCGTAAAGCTGGATCTGAAATAACTTCTGTTCTATCTATACCACGTAAAACTGGTAACATCGGTTCAGCCATTATATTGCCTCAAAAATATTCATTAATTCACGCATGTTTTTTACACCTTTTTCGCGTGAAGCACTACCACCTTTAATAAGCTCAATACCAGATTTGGTTTTGTTAACGTCAAATGCGCCTGCGCCACGTGTAGCTTTAGCAGTCATTACAAACTCGCCATCACTTAACATTGCTGGTATATCATCTGAAGTACCAGTCCCTGGTCCAGCGGATTCACCGCCGTCTCGCATGTCAAGTTCTTCAATCATAACTGCGCCACCTTGAGCAAATTTTAAAGCTTGAGGAGCTGGAGCAAGTCCAAACTCTTCTCTAGTACCACCAGTACCTAAAGCTTTTGATAATTGATATCTGCCAAGTTGATCCATTGTTACTGCTGGAGTTTCTGCCAAGCCGCCTGATCTGCTTTTAGCTTGATCGTAAGCTATCTTACCAACTAAAGCTGCAAGTCCGCCTGCACCTAGAGTGCTAAGCTTTCCTTCGTCAGTTGTAAAAACATCTTTAATACCACTTGCGCCACCTTTAATAAAGTCTTCTATCATTCCTATTCGACTTTGACCTGCTCCTGTTTTTGGATCATACCCAGATCTGTTACCTTTAATAAAGTCTTCTATTAAACCAAGTTTACTCTGACCCCTTCCAGTTACTGGATCGTAGTCAGATGGGGAAGATGGAAATTGATAACCAGGAGAAAAATAGCTAGAAGTCGGCATAAATCCACCACCGTAGTATTGTTGAGGAATGTTATATCCTGGAACATAACCACCCTGTTCGCTTGGAGCAAACCCACCTTGCATTACTTGGCCCATCATACCTTTAGGACTAAACAAACCACCTATTCCAGATGTAATTGCTTGCTTGCCAAATTGTAAGGCGCTTCCTAGTCCGCCGCCAGCACCTGCCGTAATAGCATTTCCAACGCCGCTAAGACCTACTTTAGAAGCTAAAGTTCCAATACCGCTAGCTACGTTGCCTAAACCAACTTTACCTAACAAAGATCCACCTACAGCGCCTAAAGCCTGACCTACGCCAGGAATAAACATCGCTACAGGAGCAACTTTTTTAGCTACTTTTTTAACTTTCTTCCAAACTTTAGATAAAAATCCAAACTCTGGTAAACCTGTTAAAGGGTTTAAATCCATACTGCCATTTCCAACTACGAATTGATTAGGATCAATCCCATACTTAGAAATAGATTTCTCGATTGCTTGTTTTAAAAGTGGATTATCGCGTAAAGCTTGAGCTGGAACGATCATCTCATCTGGCGCTACGTGAGCCAAATAAGTATCTTCGTTTCTGCCTAAAGCTGCAATTCCTTCTAGTTGCTGTCTCTGTCCGTTGTTTAGCATACCTTGTTCCATATGTTATATTATCATTTTACAAGGTTATTGTAATATTTCCATTTGTACTTACTGAAATATTACCAAGTAAACCTTGGGCTTCGTATCCTTGAGGATTGGGTTCATCCATCAAATCAATAAACTCAGTCCCGTTAAATACTTGCAACACTTGGGTTGTCGTATTAAAGATTAGCGTGCCAAGATTAAAATTTAACTTATCACGTTGAGTAGTTGATAATTGCAAAGTATTATCAGGGTCTACTGCTCCTAAGTTTATCTCTAAAATTCTTATAAGTCTATTAAAAGTAGCAGAACTAACGCTTTCTCCTTGCGCTTGCGGGAGCTGAGTTGGCAGTAGTTTGCTCATCTTCTTCCGTCAGTTCTGATATCTATTCTCGTTGCGCCTAGTCTCCAGCCAATTCCTAAATTGCCGTTGTTTTCTGCATCATCATCTGATTCAAACCTAAGAACCATTTGTCTTGCTCGGCCTCTAACATATGCTTGTTGAGTGTTTTCTTGTATAGCGCTAGTAGAGTTGGTTGTTAAGGAATCTCCAGGAAAGTTTCTTGTCTTAACAACAATATTGACTGAGCCATTTTCGTTGTTATTTTGGATAAATTTAAAGTCGGGGATGATTCTTCTAATAAAAGTAAACTGTTCGCCATCACCTATATCAAAATCAGAACTTTCAATAAACACATTTGTCATCGGTTGACCGTCTGCGTCAAATCCAGTTTCTTGTTTGTAAAGATAGCCGTTGCTTACAGCTCTAGGATAATTTTCTATACCCACATCTAACCAAGCCGTTCTGCTCAATTGACCATACACCCAAGTTTGTTCTGCGTAATTGTAAATCACGTATCTGTCTATATCGTTGCTTGAACCAGAACAATAGAACCAACCTACTTCATTTTTATCAACGATTGTAAAAGCGTTAATTTTAAAAGATTGCGTAAGGTTGATATCGTTAAATACGTAATTATGAACGCTGCAAGGCAGCGTTTGTACGCTACCGTTATAAGCGTAAAAATTGTTGTAGCCCATCCAAAAAACAGCAGAAGGCGCTGTTATAGCTGCTTTAGGACCTACCAAGCCAGTACCTTCGTTAATTAAATTAACCGAAAATGTAAACGGCGGTCCAACAAACTGCATGCTGTATAAAGCAGTATCAGTCCAAACTAAAGTTTCTTGTCTTGATTTAACTCCTCCAATAATTGCAGATCCAGAAGATAGTCTTAACGAACCAGCAGTATTTGTAATTTTTGGTTCAAAGTCTAAATTATTTTCTTGATCGGAAAAAGCAATTAACATCGGGTCAACAGCACCTGTTCTAGCCGTACCTGAATCATTGATTGGATCAGCGCCTAAAACAATTAAATGTCTGTCAACTTCTGAGGTGATTACCTGCAAACCAACTGTAGGAACTAAATTAGCACCAGATATTGCAGACATATCAACAGCTCTTGTTCCAACACCATTGTTTTCAGTCCATTGATAAATGCCTCCACCCCTAACATTTATAATTAAGTTTTCGCCGAAGTTATCATGAGTCCAAAGTCTTAACTGATTGCTTGGAGATAAAGCAGTCACTGATCCAAAAGCTCCTTCTCCCCATCCATTTAAACCCCAACCAGTACCAGGGACATAAACATCAAGCCCAACATTTATTTGATAAGCGCCTACTGTAGAGCTTCCACCGTTACCAGTATCACTCGCATTAGCCGTTACAGTATCTCCGTTGGTATCTTTAGCTTCAATAGTATAAGAGTCGTCATTTATTATTGTTGCTATTTGATATTCTTGATTAAGAACAGCATCAGTAATATTGCCACCAAGAGATACTGCTCCAGAAAAAGTTACAAAATCATTAGCTACAGCTCCATGTGCAGTATCACTAACAGTAATAGTAGCATCACCATCAACAGCTGAAAATGTTACATCGCCAGCGCCAGTTGTAGATCTTATTGGGGTTACGTCATTAAAAGAGTTACCCTCTTCTATATAATATTTCCAAGTTGTTCCAAGACCTAAATATTTTGTTCCTCCTAAAGAAACCCAAGGATGCAAAGCTCTGCAAGTTCCTAGAAATGTACTTAAGCTATCTTTTTCCCAACCGCCAAATTTTTCAGGAAGGCCTTGTCTAAATCTAACTAAGTTAGAATCAAACCAACCGCCTTCATTACTGTAGTCAGTTCCTTCTCTATTAATGCCTGGTTTAAATAAAGTTTTTTGTAACGCCATTTTTTATTAATCTGTTTTACCTAAAGGACTTAGCTCTGGTGTTTTGTTTATTTTTAACAAAGCTTGAAGCAAAGAATCCTTTGAATCTATTTTATCTAAAGTTTTAATGCTTTTAGATACTTCAGTTAAATTTTTTGTACCATCATACACATCAAAAAACACTTTATTAATTGGCAAAGCAACAAAACAAAACATGTCGATTTGACCATTTCCATATCTTACCACTTTATTTTGGCGAATGTTATCAGCAGTTCTCTTGCTTGTACGTAATTCCCAACGATAAAAAT